TTAGCAGTTATTTCAGCATTTCAAACTAAGGAAGGAACTATTACAAAATATTGGTATAGAGTTTATCTTCCTGGTGAGATCCAGATCTATTCAAGAGACAATAGACAAAGAGTTTCAAACGAAGAGGGAGTAAATGATAAGAACTTAAAACTTGAAGAAGCTAAACCACATAATTGGAATAAAGTACCAGTTAATATCTATGAGAGTGATTTTAGTATACTTGATAGATGTGCTTCTATTATTAAAGCCTATGAGGATTTGATCAATAACGTTAGAAATACATATCAATACAATGACACAGATTGTAAAATGAAAATAGTTGGCTATAGAGCACAAAATCCAATTATGATACCAAACCCAGACCCTAAGACTAAAGATAAAAAGCCAATGATACTAAATCAAGCTAGACAAGATGAAGATAACTATGTACTTGCTGGAAAGACATTTTATGTAGAACAAGGTGGGGATGCTGATTGGTTAATTAAACCAGTGGATGCTGGTCAAGTTACAACAATGCTAAAATATTATGTAGATACAATCTTTCAAATGTGTGGAATTCCGAATACTGCTGATTTGGCATTTAATTCAGCTGATTTAAACGCCTCAGCTATTGATAGAAAATTCTACGTTATGCATATCACACTTTCAGAAATTGAGGATGGTATAAAATCTCTAATCTATAATAGATTTAGAATGTTATTGGAAAGAATAAATCTAAAAGGTGGTGGCAATTATGCAATGGACAATGTTACTATCACAATCAACTCTAATCTACCATCTATGACAGATGAAACAATCGAGAGAATGATGCAACTAAATGGAGTCCTAACTCAAGAAACAATCATAGAGAAACTTGGCTATGACTGGGAGACTGAGAAACAAAGAAAGGAGGACGAGATGAATGCAGCAATGGCAAATGTTAACAACGAGACTGAAGAGGATGACGAAAATAATGATGGAGAGAAAGAACCAGGCGATAGCAGAAATAATGATACCGACAAAGATGAACAAAAACCTGATAAAGAAGTACAATCAAACGACAAAGAGTAAATATGGAATAGAGTTCAAAGTAAGAAATCAAGCTGAATTCAATAGACTTAGAGCATTAGCTATTTTGGTTGAAGTGTTAAACTTTGATGAGTTCCACGAATTAAAAACTTTCACTAGAGATATACATAATGACTATTATTTAAAACAACCCATCCTTGATAGATGGGCAGATGGAGTCTATGATACCACAATGGCAGATATGGACTATAAGAAGTGGTGGCAGCAAGATATTTGGGCATTATGGTATATGTACTCATATAACGCAGTAATGAATTATTCCTACAATGCTGACAATCCTAAGTATGAAACAACTTTCGAAAACAATATGAAGATAGCTGTTAATAAAATGATGATGGTATTATCTAATAGAGCTATTGAGCAAGTTAGAATAGAGATGGTAGAATTACTTAATAAGATAGCATTAAATCCTCCAACTAGAAAAGAAAGAGTTACTTATTATGATGAGAAAACGGATGAAGAGGTAGAAGAGGAAGTTAAATTAACTATGCATTTGCAATTCATGTGGAGAACACGTGAAGATGAGAAAGTATGCAAAACTTGTTCAGCTCTTAATGGTCAAATGTTATGGGCTATTCCTGATCAAATGCCTCATCCTAACTGTAGATGTGATTTTACAGTATATGAGTGGTGGACAGATCCTGAGGGTAGAGTTATAGCAGATAGACGATATGATATAGAGCAAAATAAAAAGTATAAATCAGATGGCTTTGCTATCAAAACTGCTATAGTAACTTCAAAATTAGTAGATGGTGAACAAGTTACTATCTTTGAGGTTGAGGATGAAGATGAGGAAGGTAAAACCCATAAAGTTACTTTTAAAGATAAAGACTTAAATAATCTTAGAAAGGAGTAATTAAATGGAAGACGAGAAAGATGGTGTATGGAAGACTATTTCTGGTAGAAGAGTATTTATCAGAAATGGAGAAAGTCTAAGCGATGCTATGAGAAATTCTGGCAAGTTCAATAAACCTAAGAAGTCTTATCAAGACTGGGACTCTGATGAGAAAAAGAGATTTAGAAGATGGTATAGAAAACATGCTGGAGAGCTTTTTAGAAATTACGAGGGATCTGAAGAAGAAATCAAAGAGAAAGCTAAAGAGCAATGGGCTAAAGAGCATAATTTGGATGGTCCAAAAGAACCAGTCAATAAAGCTAAAGAAATCAGTGATCGAATTAGAGAGCAAAGAGATGGAAAATCTCCCCAAGATAATGTCCAGCATGATTATTCAAAAGGTCAATGGGATCCTGAAACAAAGTCTTATGTTTTGGAAGATGGGCATAGAATAGAGATGCTTAAAAAGAAAGAGTATAAAGAATTATGTCAAAAGCAATTGGAAAATTCAAGTGAAGCCACTAAGGAGATCGTTGATAGCTATACTATTTCACAAGCAACAGCTGGTTCTTGTGATTTGAATAAAATTACTCCTAAGAATATAGCTGACAAATATAGATTTAGTGCTATTGGAGTAATGGAAGAACCTGGTTTGACTATGTCAAAGAGAGAAAAAGATATGCTAGACAATAAAATGTATAAAGATTGGATGGAAAATTATGAGACTAAAAAGACCAATGACATTTTCGATAACCGTGAGTTAGAAGACCAATGGAGAAAGAAGTGGAATATTAAAGATGATACTTCACCTTGGCAATTGAAACCAAGCTGGTCTAGTGATATAGATCCTAAAACTGGAGAAAAAATTATTTGGACAAAAAGTGAGATTGAGGAAGCTAAAGCTGTAGCTAAAGAACTATATCGTCTGGAAGATATTAAATGGAAAGCAGAGTATGGTAGTGAGAAATATTTAGCTGCAGAAAAAGAATGGGATGAAATTATTTCAACAATTGAAAACGAGAGATTGAGAGTAAAAGGTCGTTCAGCCTATTGGTATGATGAGATTGGAAAATATGATGACGAGGTAGTCTATGGAAGAAATGTTGACTGGGAAGGCCTTAAGGAAACTGGTAAGTTAACTTATCTCAATGCACAAGAACAAATTGATTTAGAATGGACTGATGATTTAAGATCTATACAATCGACTGAAACTTTAAGAAGAATTGATGGATTGAAAAGAAGTGTCCAGAAATTTGACGATGCCTTCAAAAATGATGGAACAGTATTAGACCACGACATAATGGTTTATCGTAGAAGTTATGAAAGCACTGAGGAAATGGAAGAAGGTTATATAAAACTAGGCTATACATCAACTTCTGCTCAAGACACATTACCTAAGAAAATGCCATCTGGTATACATTTTGGTGAGCAAGAGCAATATATCATAATTCCTAAGGGAAGTAAAGTTTTATTTGCTGAAGACATTATTGGTTATAAACATTCTGATGTCGAAAATTATGAGGAAAGATATGCTAAATCAGACAATGGTTTAAGAAGACAACATGAGATTATACTTCCGAGAGGAACTTCGTTCAAACAAGTCGGAAAAGTTGTTGAGAATGGCTGGAATGTCGTAGCCCATGTTTTAAAGGCTGAAGTAAAGGAGGAATACAAAGATGGAAAGAGAGATTAATGCTTACATTAAATATTTATTAGAATTTTATCAGACTCAGGCTGAAGGTTTATGTCCTAAAGATGTTAGACCTAATTCATTTGCTGAAGTTACTGGTTTAAATGAGCCTAGTTATTTAGATGACTTAGTTGATGTCATTGAGAAACTAAAGTAATCACAAAATTCTATCGATTTTGGAGCCAAAAATCACAAAATTCTATCGATTTTGGGACTAAAAATCACAAAATTTCCAAGATGATACTGTTTACATTATTTGAGTGATATGTTATAATAATGTTATAGAAAATGACTTCAGTTTTTTGCTGACATTCTCTATATGGTTTTTCAAAGTCTAATCATTTGCTGGGATGTTGATCACATCCTAGCACATCAGCTCAAACATGGTTAACTCGGAAATAAAATATAAATCCTGTGGGAGATTTTATATTTTGAAATGAGTTCCCAGTTCGACTCTGGGTGAGCTGGCCCCATACTTTATATTGGGAAATAGTGAAATGGTATCACACCAGGCCTTGGACCTGAGGTTCTTAGTTCGAGTCTAGGTTTCCCAGCCAAAAATCCCAGTTAATACTAGTTGATTTAAAATAGGTTCATCGGTTAATCCTCACTGGGTACTGAACTATTAGCAGTAAAAGCCGACTCATTTATTTATGGGACATTAGACAAGTGGTTAAGTCAAAGGTCTGCAAAACCTTCATCATTGGTTCGACTCCAATATGTCCCTCCACTATAGACATAGGAATGTAGCGCAGCTGGTAGCGCACATGTTTTGGGTACATGTGGTCGGGAGTTCAAGTCTCTCCATTCCTACCATTGATATAGCGGGATAGAGCAGTTGGCAGCTCGTGAGGCCCATAACCTCAAGGTCACAGGTTC